TGCTGATGCTCCCGGTGAGATATTTGACCTGCCCGAACTTCGTGAACTTGATGAAGAAAAGTTCAATCTAAATGACTACCTCAACTCTAACATTGATTACTGAAATGACTACGATTTCTTTCACATCTGGCGAATTGTATGATATTATCTCTGCTCTTCAACTTGTAGAAGAAGGAGTGTATGATGATGGAGACCTTCAAGGTGCTGCTTATTATCAAAATATGATTCAACAATTTGAACTCATTTCTAATAAACTTCAGGAGTTTGTTCCTGAAGATCGTGTTGCTAACCTCGCCCTAGTTGCTAATTAATCATGACACCTGACTCTTACAATTTCACTGGTGATGCCGTAACCTACCTGGGTTTGATTGGTGTCATCAGTACCGCAATCATCGTGGTTTCGGTGTTTCGTTCCTACTTCAATTCTCCCCTAAGGAAATGAATCCCAAACTTGAAATGTTGAGTGCTCGTGAACAACTTATGAGCGACATTGAATGTATCGTTGAATCGTTGTTTTGGGATACCTGGGGTGATGAATACGTTAATACACAGAATGAATTGATAAAAACTCTGTGTGATTCTGTTTGTGCTAACTTTCCCTCTAATTGATGATGGCAACCCTCACTCTCCAAGTTACTGAAGTTCAGTTTGATTTTGATGACTTAGACTTCACCCCCGAAGAGCAACAAGCAGTTCTAGATGATGTGCTTGGTAATGTCTTTGAGGTTGAAGTTGATGATGGTTATGATGATGAAGTCGTTGCCGATGCTCTAGTTGAAGAGGTGACAGATTATGCCGGTTGGTGTGTCTGTTCTCTGGATTTCGTTCACGTTCTCAACACTCACTAATGACTTACAGCGTAGCACCAAACTTTAACTCTGAACGTGAAGAGTTGTTGTATGAATCCTGCCTCAAAGATTCCGACCTATTAGCAACAATCATCACAGAATATATCACTCGGTTGAGTGATACTGACCTGACTGAACTTGACGACTTTCTCACTAACAACTTCGGAGACAACTAATGGCACGAACTCTACAACAACTCAAAGAATCCGTTGAGCATTTGATTGAACAACAGGGTAATGATGCTCCTGTTGCTTACTGGATCTACACAAATGAGGATGTATTTGTAATGGATGAGAATGGTAATCCCGACCCTGTGAGTCGTGAGATTGCCGAAACTGTGCTTCATCAATTAGATGAATATGACCACATTTACACTGAGATTGCTGATGCTATTGAAGCAGAACTTAAGCAGATTCAATGATACTATGTGACAGTTGATAAGGTGACACAAGACCCCTAGACTTCCTGCTTCAATCCTGTTATTCTACATTCATACCAAACAAATCCAAATGACACTTAACAAAGCACAATTCGCCCAGTTCGTTGAGAACTATGTTTCTGATATTGTAGAGGGTTTAGATGTAGACCAACTTTCAACTATTGCCTTTGACTTACTTGTTCGTGAGTATGAGACTTATACTGAAGAGCAAATTGTGAATGAGATTAAAGAGATTTATGATGATGAATATGCTCAGGGTTTGTTAGAATCAGCAACTGCTGTGCCAGTTGCCTAAGTGGCACAGAGGGGGTTCCGCTGCCCCCCCTGACCCCTTATAATTGATTCATACCAAGCAACCCCACCAAATGCGTAAGATTGAATCCCTGATGAACGATGCCATCACCAACGGCACTGATTTTCGTTCTGCTAATACTAACGTTGTGCAGGCAGATGGCATCGCTGTTGTATTGCTTCACGGCAACAAGATTGCCGAGGTTGGTGATAATTTCGTCCGATTGTTTGATGGTGGATGGCAGTCTAATACAACCAAATCCCGCCTGAATGCTATTCTTCAGGTTCACGGGATTAAGGGCGAATGTGTATTCCAGAAGAAAGGACAGTGGTTCCTAAATTATGCTGGAAACGGCGTAATTCCTTTCTTCTCAGGTATGCGTCTGGCATAGAGTGCCACTCGGGGAACTGGCACAAGGTTCCCCCCAGACCCCCTCCTGACCCCTTATAATAACAGTATGAAAAACACCCACCTCGAACACCCCGAAGATTCTATCCTGACCGGGGACCTGACCGTTCTGGATTGGTTCGTGAATCCCGGCACCCTAAGTGTAAAGATTGACGGAGCGCCTGCTATTGTTTGGGGCACGAATCCTGCCAACGGTAAGTTCTTTGTTGGCACCAAAAGTGTCTTCAACAAAGTCAAAATCAAAATCTGTTATACTCAAGAAGATGTGTTTGCTCTGTATGGTGAGCAACCCGCACTGATTGAGATTCTAGCGGCATGTCTTAAGTATCTGCCCCGTACAGAGACAATCTATCAGGGAGACTTCATCGGGTTTGGTGGTTCTAATGAGTATACTCCGAACACCATCACTTATAAGTTTTCTGAGATTGTGCGGCAGACTATTATCATCGCACCCCACACTTGCTATTATGCCGAGAGCGACATTCGTGATGCGGTTGCAATGCCTGACCGTGCCATATGGAATGATACCGACAGCGTAAAGTTTGTCAAACCAGATACTTATATCCTTCACAATCAGGAGTCCTTCGCTGATGTTGAGGAAGTGGTAAAGTTTACCCGTGCTATGGCACTTGCTGTAGAGTTTGTTTCTGACAAGCAAGCAGCAAAGATTAAGAAACAACTGAATGCCTGTATTCGTGCCGGTGATGCTATCATTGCCCAAACGTTTGAGGACTTTGATTGTGACCCTAAACTGATTGGACTGTGGGCACTAGTGAAGTCAATCAAAGATGATTGTTTGTTCCTGTGCCGCAATAGTGGTCCCGCAGCATACATCAACGGCAACCGTATTGATTCTGAGGGTTATGTGATGACCAATGAGTTTGGTATGTTCAAACTGGTCAATCGTGAGGTCTTCAGCTATGCTAACTTCAATCACGGGAGGTTTCAGGTCGCATAAGCAACACTGATGGTTCGGGGGGTTGACCTTCCCCCCTCTGACCCCTTATAATTGATTCATAAGCAACCCACCCGATGCTCAACACTCTCCAAGTCGCCGCTCAACTCAAGGTCACCAACTTTGATGCATTTGCCAAACCCGGTAAAAACAAAGGTTCGCGTGGGCAACTGATTGAAACTGCCCTTGGCATTCCTAACAGTTCCAACCTGAAAGATTTGGTGGACGGTGAACTTAAGACTTTCACAGTTGGTGAGTCTATCGCCGTCACACAGTTGAAGCACTGCCTCTCTGAAATCATCGAAGACGGTGTTAGTTTCACTGATAGTAAGGTAGGAGAAAAACTATCTCAGACCATCTACGTTGGTTTCACCCGTGCCAATGATTATGTGGGTACTGAGGTTCTGAATCCTGAGACTCACCCTGAGCACTATCAGGAACTGGCAGAGGATTACACCTTCATTTGTGATACCATCCGCAGTTCATTTGACTCTGGCAGTATACTCAACACTATCACCGGACCTAACGGACTGCTGCAAATCCGCACCAAAGCATCTAAAACTAACGGTCGCTATGTTCCTCTGACCTTTGCAAATTGCACCCTCAAAGATAAGGGTATGGCATTTTACCTCTGTGGCAAGTTCGGGAAGGAGGTCCTGTGACAGTCTGACCGCTGGCACACTGGGGGTCCGCTGGCACCCTCCGACCCCTTATAATTGATTCATACCAAACAACCCAACCGATGCGAATCGAAGTCCGCTACCAGACCCCCTACAACCAGACCGAGTGGCGCTCCCAGTGGTTCCCCACCCTTCCCGAAGCGGAGCGGATGGTAGACTTCTACCGCTCCTGCGGGTCACCCTCCCACATCTGCCCCTCATCGCTGGCACAGTTCGCCCACCTTCAGTAGTGGCACACAGGGGGCACCTGATGCCCCCTCTGACCCCTTATAATTGATTCATACCAAACGAACCGACCCGAATGACCCGCAACGCCATCACCGCTCAGGACCGTGCCGCCCAGTCCCGTGCCATCGCTGCCGCTGCCATCGCTGAGGCAGACCGTAAGGCAGGCACCGCTGATGAGCGTAACCTCAACACCCTGATAGGTATTCTCACCCTGCCCCGCTGCGGTTGTAATGGTCATCCTGCCTGCCCCCGCTGCGGTTGGATGTGACAGTTGCCCTAGTGGCACACGGGGTCTCCCAGGACCCCTCTCCACCCCTTATAATTGATTCATACCACGCAACCCAAGCAAATGCAAATCACTAAAGTCTACGCTGTCATCGGTGGTTTTGATTATGAAGGTGAGGACTTCAAATCGCTCCGCTTGTTTGACTGCTTCTCCACTGCAAATGCATACCTTGTGTATCTTGAGGAGCAGGAGGGTTATGATTACTCCAAGATGGATGTTCGGGAGGTGAATATGGAATCGGCACTGCTGTGTGCCGCCTGAGGCACTGGCACATCGGGTGCCCCTGGCACCCTCTCCACCCCTTATAATTGATTCATACCAAACAACCCAAGCAAATGACCGTCACCACCTACCAGACCTGCCTGACCGACCAAACTTATAACGGTTGGACCAATTATGAAACCTGGAACGTAGCTCTCTGGATTCAGAATGATGCTTGCGTTCAGGATGCTATCGCAGAACGTGATATCTGCTGCTATGAAGAACTGCTTGAATTGATGTATGATTGTGGTGCCAAAGAGACCCGCGACGGTGTGAAATGGACTGACCCTAAAGTCAACCGCGCAGAAATCAACGGCGACATTTTCGACTTCTAAATCTCAAGTCCTGGGAGAATGACTCTAAACTTCTCCCACACTTTCATTAACATTTTTCTTTCTACATTATGTCCCGCGATGTCCTCCTCTCACTCCTTGCTAAGGG